TTAATGAGTGACCCACATTATTTAGAAGCTATAAAATGGGTTTTTAATGAAATAGTTGAAAATAACAAACCAGTAATTGATAAGGGTGCAGATAATGAATTATTAGGTGAGAAATATCGGGCATACATAATGAGTAAGGATTTTATAGAACAAGGTATTAAAAAAATAGAATCTTATAAAGATAATTTAAAAAGTAACAATGGCTTTAACAAAGCCGTATAAATTTATGAAAAAAGTATTTTACATTTTAGTTGTTCTTCTTTTAGCATTGAATGTTTATGCTAATTTTGGACAAATCAAAGAAAAGGTCGGAGAATTATTTGGTGGTAGTTATTCCAGATTAGTTACTTTAGTTGGTACTACTGGTGATGCCGAGAAATTACCCGCCAATGTTTATGTAATGGCAAATGCAACAAACACTGACCCAACTTATGATGGTGGAACTGTTACTCAAAGAATTGTTACTACGGGAGTTGAAACTGTTAGATTGAATTTTAAAGCAGTTGGTTCTGTGTCTACTTCAACAGTTGATGTTAGATTAATGGCTTCTTATGATAGTGTTGATTATTACGACATGATGTATTCTACATCTACTCCTAATTTAGCTGGTAATGGAACAACTACACCAAGCATTGCTCCTTATGTAACTACTTGGGTACCAGGCACAGCCACTACTTCTTGGAGTTATGATTATGATGTTACGGGAACAAACTATGTTAGATTTCTTCTTAAATCTAATGATACAGGAGATTTGAATATTGGAGCACAAGCGTTTATTCAAGCAATAGCTATTGATGAATTTTAAATAATTAATTAAAAGGAAAAGTATGTTATATGACAAAAAACAGCCCACATTGGCTGACAAAATTATTGAACAAGAAGAAGAGAGAACAAAAAAAATACTTGTAAAAAAAAGAGGAAGTAGTCGAGCCTCTAAAGTAAAAGTTAAAAAAGTAAAAGATAAGAAAAAATATGAAAACAAGAAAAAATAATGGAATATTTTACGTAGTTATTTCATTAATTGCGGTTTTAGGTATTGGTAGTGCCTTATATGCCTACTCAGTAACACAAAATATTCATGTACAGGGCGATTATGTTTACAATGAAGCAGAAGGACAGTTTACTGAAGATATTACTTTGGGAGCTTTTCCTGGAGGAGACATTTATAGTGAGATGACTCTTTATGATAAGTTTAACTTGGGTGATGATAAGAATAAAACAGAACATTTTTATGAAGTTATTGATTTTACAACTGCAACTTATACTCAAGCTATTTTTGATCCAAACGGTGGCTTTCCTCAGTATAATGATTTCTATTTAGTTGATTTATGGATAGAAAATACCAGCAAAGCTACATCAAGTGTGAGGTTGGGTGTTACAACATCAACCGCTACAGTTATTGCTAGTGATGATGCTACAATTTTAAGCGAAGATGCTGGTGCTAGTACTTTAATGGATGGATTAGGAAATGCTTTTGGCGCTGATGGTGCTGCGCAGGATGGAGCAACTGCTACAAGTTCAATGTTCTATCTCCGACAATATCCTGGTTCAGACACACGGCTTGCTGCTGGTACAAATGAATTTCCATTTTTGATTAACTCAACAACCAATATTATGGTATATGCTACCACAAGTAGTGCAGGACCAGTTTATTTTAGTGGAAAATTACATATTATTGGTAGAGAAAGTGATAGATAAATAAACTTAGAGTGTTAAGCTCTTAACTTAACAATTAATTTGCGGTTACCATAATCGCTACTAAATATATGGGAAATATACACGAGATTCTCAATTCTCTTAAAAATGAGGAAAATGCTGAACAAATTGCTGAGGCAATAAAGTCAGCAGATGACTTGCATCATAGTAATAAACAACTATATAGCAGGGCTAAAAAAGGCGAAGGGTTTGAACAAAAAGATGGCAAATGGGTTAAAAAAGAAGAACCTATTAAACCAAAAGAACCTAAAAAGCTTGAAGATCCTCCTTCTAAAAAAGAGGCTTCAAATGAACCAGATTATAAAGAAAGGTTAAATAAATTGACTTTAAAAACCGAAGGTATTACTCATCAAGATGACCAAAAGCTTATTTTAGATGAGGCAAAAAGACTTGATTTAGATGTAGAAGAAGTAGTAGGCATGGAATACATAAAATCAAAACTTACAGCCAATAAAAACAAACGAGATGCTGGAGATGCTATGCCTGATGGAAAAGGAAAATCAGGTGGAGATTTTAAAGGCGAGGTTGAATATTGGGTTGATAAGAAGAATGATGATGGAACTTATCAAACTCCTGAAGATCCAGAGTTAGCTGGAAAAGTTATTGATGCTCGTGTTAATAAAGAAAAAAATCAAGCTCAATTTGAACCAATTCGGGTATAATCTGGTTGCAGTCGCATTTGTTGTATAGAAATTAAGATTATTTAGAATATATGGCTTTTAATACAGTTGCTTATAATAAATATGATTACGTAGCAAAATTACGTGATAGATTGAACAAACCAAGTACATGGAGAGATGTTATGGAAGTTATTTATACCAACAATTATAGTAAAATTGATGGTTATATTTCAACAGAATCTTCAGTTGTAGCTGGAACTCGCGGAACAGCTTATCGCTATAATGCTTTCACTATTACAGCAGAAACATTAACAATTAGTTCTACCAAAATGGTAGCTTCATTTATTGATGAAATAGACAGAGCACAGCAAACTTATGTTAATCAAATGACAATGGCTGAATATCATGGCAAGCAAATGAGTGAAGAAGTTGAAACATTAGTTTTAGCAGAACATGGAAGCTGGGTTAACTTTGGTATTGGTGATTTAACAGACCCAACAGCTGATGATGATACTCAGATTACAGTATCTGCTTCAAATATTGATGATATTATTCGTGCAGTTAAAACAAAGATTTACACCAACAATGGTGTGGATTTATCAATTGAACGAGGTGTTTTCCTTGTTTTAAGACCACAAGATTTTCAAGCGTTGGAAGCATTCGCACAGGCTGGAATTAAATTCATTGGCCTGATTAAATCCTCTCTGATTAATGGGGAACACCTAATCGCAAAAGCGAAGGCAACCCTCAGCAAGGCATTATGCCAGCTGCAGAGACTGAGTGAGAGGACACTCTTAATGAGTGAAGCGACAGTCCGAACTACATAGAAATATGTAGAGATAGGTAGAAATATCCTATCCGTTCTTTAAAAACTTAATTAAAAAACACTGGTTCAAAAGTGTTTAATTAAGTTTAAAGAAAAGTAACAAATTGAATGGTTACAATATTGCTGATAATGCTTTGAAGAATGGTATTCCTGTTCAAAAAGGTTTCCACTATATGGGTGTTGATTGTTATCTTTCAAACTCACATGCCTCTGGTGGTCACTTATTTGCTGGTGTAAAGAGATGTGGTCAGCTTGGTTTAGCTCCAGCCACTTGGGGACAAGCTAAGTTTATTGAAGACCCAGTTACTGCCGCAGCAGGTCCTACTTCAGGTATTGGTATTGTTTCTCGTATTGACTACGGCTTTGACTGGCCTGCCCAGTGGTCTGAGTTCGTAATGGACGTGCGGGTTGCGTAAATTGGCTAAGATTAGCCAAAAAAGTTATTGTTTTGACAATTAAATCCGTTAATGCTATAATAAATAATATTAATTAATATTGTTCCTATCGGATAAGCAGGTGGAACCGCTATATCCGATAAGGTTCCATAACAATATGCCATTTAAAAAAGGTTATATTCCTTGGAATAAAGAAAAAAATTTAGGAGGACAAGTTGAATATATATGTAAATATTGTGGTAAAAAATTTGTAACAAGAAAAAGAAACGGAAGAAAAATAAAATATTGTTCGCATGAATGTTATGCAAAAGATATGGTTGGAAGTATAAAATTAAAAACAAGAGGGAAAAAACATCATTTTTGGAAGGGAGAAAAGGCTTCTTATTCATCAATTCACGAGTGGATAAGAGCAAAAAAGGGCAATGCAAATGAATACAAGTGTTTGCATTGTAATAAACAAGCAAAAGATTGGGCAAATGTTGACCATTTATATAGTAGAAATTTAGAAGATTATTTGCCATTATGTCGTAAGTGTCATATAAAATTTGATAAGAAAAATAATAATTATCAACACTATGGAAAATAAATTAAAAATCGCTATTGGCGTTCCAACTAATAGACTTATAAAAGCCAAGACAGTTAAATCTTTAATGGATTTAATAGTTTATTCACCAGAAATAAATTTTGAACTTATTGTTGCTACTCGGGGCTATAACACTTCAGAAAATAGAAATTATATTGCTGCACAGGCATTACAGAAAAAATGTGATTATTTATTTTTTGTAGATGATGACATGATTTTGCCATCCAATACTCTAAGTGATTTGCTTTTATGTGATAAAGACATAGTAGGTGGAATTTATAATACTAAATATGAGGTTCAGACGCCCGTAGTGGAGTTTTTAAACGAAAAAGGTAATAATGGACTATTTAAAGTAAAAGCGATAGGAACAGGGTGTTTATTGATAAAAACAGATGTTTTCAAACAGCTTCCACAACCTTGGTTTAAATATGAGTGGAATGATAATGGAAGTATTAAAAGAAGTCATGATTGGATATTCTGTGAAGATGCTAGAAAAGCTGGGATTAAAGTTTGGGCAAATCATGATTTAAAAATTAAGCATATTGGACAATATGAATTTTAAATGCACTATTGCTGTCCCAACTAATCGTGGGATTAATTCTAAAACATTTCAAAGTTTATTAAATTTAGTCATCCATGGTGGATATGATTTTCATATTCCGCTTGCAGAACATGGCTATACTATTGCCGAGAACAGAAATTACATTGCAGTACAGGCAATTAACAATAAGTCAGATTATTTATTAATGATTGATGATGATATGATTTTTCCGCCTGATACACTAGATGCTTTAATGGCTAATAAAAAAGATATTATTGGAGTAGCTTATCATCCTAGATATGAAGAAGGGCAGATAATTAAATATTTGGACGATGAGGTAACTATTATTAAATTGGAAGAAAACGATGACCCAAAATATAAAAAGACTTTTGAATGTAAAGCTACTGGAACAGGGATTATTTTAATTAAATGTGATATTTTTCATAAAATACCTCGCCCTTGGTTTCAATTTGAATGGTTTGATACAGGACAATGTAAATTAGGTGAAGATTGGTTTTTTTGCCGTGAAGCCAAGAAGGCAGGATATAAAATATGGACAGATCCTCGCATAAAAGTTAATCATTTAGGCGAAAAAATATATTAATAATTAAATAATTATATGAAATTTTTTGACGCAATAACAAAAAATACAATTAGAGATGAAATAAACCGCATTTGCGGAACAACTGATGTAGTTTATGCACTTAGAGATAAGATTGCTAGGGTTAATCAAGGGCTAGACAGATACTGGTATTTGGCTTCACAATCTGCTCCTAGAGGTTCTTTTGATGATGTTAATCATGCTTCTGTGCCAGTAGAAACACAGAGCTTGGTTGCAGGCACTAATGCTTATAAGGTAGGAACTTTTACTAAAGAGGTTTTAGAGATTTTAAAGGTATCAATTTTAGATGCTGATGCTGTAGAAATGGATTTAAAAAGAGAAGAGTTTGAAGACCTTGATGATTTTGTAGAGCTTTATAATACAGATACAGCTAATAGAGGTGATCCACTATACTGGACTAAGATGGGAGATTATATTTATATTCGCCCTTGTCCAGATTATGCAGAGACAAACGGACTTAGATGTTATGTTAATAGAGAAATGTCTAAACTTGCTTATGTTACTTATACAGCGACTAATGCTACTGAAATTTTAAATGCTACAGCACATGGACTTTCTGATGGAAATACGGTAATTCTTTCAACTGCTGGAGTTATGCCTTCTGGTTGGACAGCAGACACTACTGTTTATTATGTTAGAGACAAAGCAACTGATACTTTTAAGATTGCAACAACAGAAGGTGGAACTGCTGTGACTATTTCAGATGACGGAACAGGAACTCAAAAATTTGTTCACATTAGCAAGACACCAGGCATCCCAGTAATACACCACGACTATTTGGCAAGACATGCGTCTTTGCCATTTTTAATTGAAAAGAAACTACCACATGCTGGCAACATTGCTCAACAAATATTTGGAGATGAACGAGACATTATAGATTACTGGGCAAACAGAGATAAAGAATTAAAAACAATAATAACAACTAAAAAACGAGCTTTTAAATAATATGGCAGAGCCAAAACCATTAATCATACAAGCCCCATCACAGGGCATAGCACAAAGCCCCCATGTTGGTTTTGGTGATATGAGGAATTTAGATATTTATAGTGTGCCTGGAGTAGTTAAGCTGAATACTATTCCTGTTAAAAAATCAAGCACTACAGTAGACGCACAAGTGAAATGGATAGTTAGAAATCCATCAGCGCCAGAGGAGATTTATGCTCTTGATAGCAATGGGGTGGTTTATAATTCTGCTAATGATGGTGCTTCTTGGGCTGAATTAGCAGATAAACTTGGTTCAGGACAGGGTTTAGCAGTTTGGAAGGATCATCTGGTATTAGTTGGAGCTACAACCCTTGAAACCTATGGACCGCTTTCGGGGACACCAGCTTGGAATTCTTTTCAAACAGATTTAGACACAGATTCGCTTTGGCATCCTTGTTTAGTGTCTAAACTAGATGACAAACTTTATATTGGAGCTGGTAGATATATTGCTTCTTTGGCAGAAGTATCAGGACAAAATTTTGATGATGCAACGGGGGGCACTTATACTTGGACACCACAAGCATTAACATTGCCAGAAGATTATCGTGTTAAATGTCTAGCAGAACAAGGCAACAATTTAATGATAGGAACTTGGAAAGGTGATGATATTTTTGATAATCGTATAGCTGATATATTCCCGTGGGATGGCAGTGCAACAACTTATGGCAAACCAATTATACTGAATGAAAATGGAGTTAATGCAATGATCAATATGGGCGGTTATCTATATATACTTGCTGGAATAGATGGTGATATTTATAAATCAAATGGAGTGCAGGCGTGGAAAATAGCTCAAATTCCGCAATCAGTTGCTAACACAGCAGGTGGTAAATATTTAGAGCCATATCCAGGAGCTATGTGTAGTTTTAAAGATAGATTATTTTTTGGTATAAGTTCAATTAATATTACAGATGGTTTGGGTGTGTATAGTTTAATGGAAACTTCTAAAGGTAATATTGTTAATTTTGAACACACAATTAGCACTCTTACTATGGGGAGTGCTAATCCAACAGTTATTGGGGCATTATTTCCCGTTACTAGAGACACTTTACTTATTGGATGGAGAGACAATGCTACTTATGGGATTGATTTAACAAGCCCTACTTCCTATTTACATACAACAACTTATACTAAAGCATATTTTGACAGCCCTTTATATCAAGTGGGAACACATCTTAATAAAAGAAGTTTTAATCATTTAGAGTTTTATTTAGCAAAAGAATTAGCAGCCAGTGAGGGAATACAGATAAAGTTTAGAATTAATCTAACAGACAGTTTTACTACGATTGGAACTTATACAACCGCTAATATGGGAACTGGTGTAACATCATATCACATTGATACTAATATACCCGCTTGTGAAATGTTGCAGATTAGAGTTGAATTGTTAGGAACTGCTACTACAACTCCTGAGTTTAAATATCTTAAATTAGACTAATATGGCAATTACACCAAAAAACATAGAACCAAACTTTGTTCCTATTGGAATGGAATTACCAAAAGAACAGAAGGGTTTTGAAATTGATGATACTCCAGCACCAAACGAGAAGCCATTAGAAGAACCTGATGAAGGAGAAAATTGGTCAGATATTGTTGATGATGATGGAAACATACCAGATGATAATGCAACCGAAGGAGCAACCGTGGGCACTAATTTAAAAGACAGCGGAGCAACCGTTTTAGATGATACAGATGTAATGAATATTAGAAATTTGGATTATGGAGAAACTATTAATGGTGCAACATTACCAGTAGCTATTTATCAGAGTACAAGTGATAATGAAGTTTATGCTTGTGATGCCAATGATTCTACCAAATTAAAGTTTTTAGGATTTGCTATTGAAAATAAAACAGATGGTAATTCTGGAAAAGTACAAGTAGCTGGTAGAGTTGGAGGATTTAGTGGTTTGTCAGAGGGGGAAGATTATTTTGTACAAGATGATAAAACTATTGGAACTAGCAAGGGTACTTATACTGTTTTGGTGGGCGTTGCTACAAGCACAACAGAAATAAAGATTTTTTCTGAATCTATTGATAGTGCTGCTATTCAATTAGAAGCATCTGATGCTTTAAAAGCTAGTGCTGATACAGAACGCAGTGTAGCTAATGGAACAGCATATACAAAAAAGAAAGAAATAGCTATTTATAGGGATGGTGAGGTTAGGATAAAATTTGACGCTAAAGATAGTGCTGGTGATGGTGGTGAAGTTGGAGCTAGGGTTTATGTTAATGATGTTGCTGTGGGTACTGAACGAATTAATGATACTAGTAGTTATGTTAATTATTCAGAAGATTTTACAGCTACTCAGGGTGATTTATTTCAACTTTATATTAAACAACAAGGTGGTGGAACTGGTACTGGTGATTGCCGTAATTTTCGCATTTATTATGATAAAGTGCCTAAAGAGGATTATGTGGTAAATACTGATTAATATGAATAAAGTAATAAATATTAGAGAACTTAAAAGAAAAGAAAAAAAATCAATTAGTAAAGAGATTGATAAGATTAATGATAAAAAAATAAAAGATATTTTGAATAGAATAATTAATTTAATTTCAATAAAATAATATGGCTAATTTTATACAAAATTTTAATGACCCAAACAAAAAATTAAAGAAAGAATCTGGAATACCAAAGGGTTTAACTGGAGCTTTTAATGACCCTAATGTTCAAATTAATCCACCAAAAGTAACTGGTCAATATATACCACCAAGAGATGTAGGAGAACGTCAAGGAAGACAACAACGAATGACTGCTGAAGAATATGCTAGTGGTGGTTGGCAAACCATGATACCAGAAGAACGAAGAAGATGGGAATTACAAACTGGTTATAATCCATCTCGTCAACCAACAAGACAACAAGGCAGACAAGCAACAATATCAAATCCTGCTTTTGGAGATGTTCCAGCACAAACAGCAACCTTTGGGGTTCCAGAAGAGGGTGAAGTGTTTGGTAGTGGTAGAGACATTTATGCTATTAAAGATGGTAAACTTATTGGCTTAGATGCAGAATTTGGGTTTCCACAAATAGCTGGAGTAAATAAAGGAAAACAGATAGGTGATTTTGCAGAAAGTGCTGGACTTTCAAATTTATCACAATACAATATAGCTGATGTTGTTTCTATTTTTGGAGATGTTCCAGGACAAGGATTGGGACAACAATTAAGTCCAGAAGATTTTAAAAAAGCTATTGCTGGATTACAAGTTCAACCTGGACAACCATTACCGACAGGAGAAGTAGATTTTGGTTATGGACCAAATTTAAGTGGTTTATTACCACCATCACCACCACCAGAAGCGGGTGGTCGGGTATCAATGGCTGGTGGTCAAGATAGTGGCTGGATAGACCCTGCTACTGGACAATCAACGCCAGTAGGAGTGGGTGTGCCAGCACCAACTGCTGGACAACCACCACCAGGAGCTACTTATATATCTGACCCAGCAGAATTAGCTGGTTTAACAGAAGAACAGATTTGGCGAGACCCAAATTCTGATAGAATTTATAAAAAAAATCAAGCAACCCTAACTTCCCCAACTGGAGAGAAAAAAGTTGTGGATATTGGTGGCACAGAAGCCAATATGTTATTAGGAGCTGGTTGGACTTTAGGAGACAAGATAGGTGGTGGAACAGTTACAGCAGATACATTAACAGATATACCAGAGATAGATATAGGAACTGGAATACCTGGCGACACTGGTTCAGTAGCTGATAGTGCAGCTGCTGGAATTGGAGTAGATGTAAAAGCAAATGATGATTTAATAAAACATTATCAAGATTTATTAACACAAGAAGAAACAGATTTAGCTAAACAGGTGTCAGATTTATTAGGTGAAACTGGAAAAGAAGCTGGAGAATTAACAGGTAGGGGAGCAATGCAATTAGCAGAAGAGGATAAACGAGATATAGAACAAAAACAACAAACCCTTGCTAGCAAGAATACAGAAATAAAAAGGAAATTAGCAGAGATAAAAGAATTAACTGCTTCTTATCAGTTAGCTAATCAAATGGAAGAAGGCAGACCACAAACACTTTCAAGATTAAGGGGAGAACAAGCACAAAATCAAAAAATATATTTAGCAAAAAAGAATTTAATGGTTTCTGAAGCATCATATTTACAAGCAGAAGCTCTTGGGTTACAAGGAGAATTGGATTCAGCACAAGCTGCAGCAGACAAAGCAGTTGAACTTGAGTATATGGACAGAGAATCGGCTTATAATGCAAAAATAGCTCAACTTAATATCTTAATGCCACAACTTACAAAAGAAGAAACAAAATATGCCAAAGCTGTTGAAATGGCTCTTACACAAGAAGCCAATGCTTTGGCAGATGCTAAAGCAGAAAAGAAAACCTTAACAGATTTCAATTTAGGTTTAATGGACAGATACCCAGATGCAGGAATAACATTAAGTGATACTTATGAATCAGCACAAGCTAAAGTACCTAGTTCAAGAGTATTTCAAGAAGCAGTTAGACCACCGCGGGGTCCTAGTGTAACACCAAAGAAATTTACATTTAGTTCAAATGATAGGGGAAGATTGTTAGCAGTTGGTTTATCTAATGAAGATGTTAGAAATATAGAAAGTGATTTAGAAGAAGTAAGTTTGGATGAATTAGTTGAGGGTGGAGGATTGAATGAAGAACAAGAAATGGCTTTAAAAAATGTTTTAAGAGGAACAACACCAACACAAGAATTGGAAAAAATAACCGCTGATGAAAGAAAAGTTATTGGTGCTATTCAAGCACTAATAACAGATAATGCTTTAATTGAAGAAATAGAGGAATATATTAGATTAAAAGGTTATGAGCCAAAAGATTTTAAACAATATTATGAGAGCTATCAACCACCTCAACCAGCAGAAAAATTAACTGGATTTGAACATATAAAAAGATTTTTTACTGGTAAATAATATGTCATATATTCCTCTTAAACAACGTAAAACTGATGTTTTTGAAAAAGCTCGTCAAGTCGCAGCTCCATTTTTTACACCAATGGGAGAAGCACCAACCCCAACCGAAATGGAACGAGCTGGTATTCCTTTAGTTTATAGACCAAAATTATTTGAAAAAATACCAGAGAAAAAAGAAGAAATAATTAGAAAACCGACTTTTTGGGAAAAGCGGGTAATGACTCCGATTGCTAGATTTTTAGGAGCAGAAAAAATAGACATAGAAAGGATAGAAAGAGAAGAGAGATTAAAAGAAGCTGGATATACAGAAGAGCAAAGAAAATTTATAAGAGCTTTGCCTACAGAATCTCAAATAATGGTAGGAGTTATTGGGGCAACTCAACCCCTTAAACCTCTATCAATTGCTCAAGCCAATAAATTAATAGCCAATGCTAATAAACTTAATTGGCAAGACATTTCAAATATTACTGCAGGAAGAATAATTTCAGGACCGAAATATAGTGCATTTAAAATTATAGCTCAGGATAAAAATTTATTAAAGGCTGCTTTAGCAAGAAAAGGAAAAATAACCTTTGGGCAGACAATAAAGGAATTAACTGATGATGTTTTAAGACAATCTAAAGAGTTTGTCCAAAAATTTAAGAGACAACCCAGTCAAGGTGAAATTAAACTTTTGGGTAATGGTAAAGTTGTTGCTGAACCAATTACTAAAGCCGTGGGGGTTACTCCTAAAGTTCCTACAATAGCTAAACTAGTTTTACCAACAACCAAATCTATCCCTACAGCCCCCATAACCCCTGAAAAAGGTATCACACCAGCAAAACCTGCCATAAAAACAGAAATAAGAAAAGTTGACCATTTAGGAAAAACTGCTGATGCTATTGATTATACTATTAATGGAAAATATAAAGGTACAGCAATTATTGAATCAGCAACGGGAAAAACAGGAGATGTTGTATTGTTAAGATTAGAAAATATGCCACGTGGAGAACAAATTGTTACTGGTGGAGATTTAGAAACAGCACAAAGTCAAGAATTTATTGATAAATATGTAACACCAGAAATCCAAGCAGTAAAGAAACCAAGGGTTTCCATTATTGATAAAGCAAAAGCACAAGGATATAAAATTACAGATATTTCTAATACTAAGTTGGGACAAGAAAAAGGATTTGTTTATCGCATACAGAAAGGAATGGATAAAATGTTTGCTAAAAATGAAGCAGAGATAGCTGATTTAATTACACCCATAAAAGCAGTAAAGAAACCAGGGGTTATTTCAGAAGAAATAATCAAAACTTTAAAAGCAGATGATGTTTCTATAATGGAAAGATTTATAGATGATATTAGATTAAGAAAAGTATCTCCAGAAACAGAAATACAAGCAAGAGATTTATTAAAAGGAGTTGGGATTAGTCCAGAAAAAACAAATGCTCAAATAATTCCCATATTTGAAGATGCTTTACAAAGATATGGAAAGGTTGAAAGGCAAATAATTCCACCATCTCCACCACCAACAGAAATACCGCAAATGGCAGCAAAACCAGTTGGAGACCCAGTGGTTAAACTTAATGAATTATTAAAAAGAGCTAAACCATTAAGAGGTCGGCTTGAAACAAAATTTACTCAAGAAAGAGCTAAACGAATTAGAGCAGTAGAAAGGGCTATTGAAAACATAGGTGGAGAACAAGGATATATAGTAGCTTTATCAAAATTAAAAGGAGAATTAGCACCCACTACGGCTAAAACTAGATTTGAACCATTAAAAGAACAATTATCTAAAGAAGAACTTAATGCCCTTTATAATAGAATTTTTAAACATTCTTATTTAGATAATTGGGAAAAGGTTAGTGCTGCTAATGAATTTACCAATTTATTGCGAGGTGAATTACCAACACCAAAAGGTTTAACTCTTTTAGAGGAAATTTATGGAACAGAATTGATAAAAAATGTTTTAGCCAAAAGAGCAGCAGGATTAAAAATTGCTGATACATTATTAGAAATTGCTAATATACCAAGGTCTATATTAGCAACAGCTGATATGTCAGCATTTCTACGACAAGGTATTATCCCAGTTATTGCTCATCCTAAAATTGCTGCTAAAGCAATGAGAAAAACTTTTAAATTTGCATTTAATCAAAAAGCATTTGAACAATATTTTAAAGATTTATCTAAAGACCCACTTTATCAGTTAATGAGAAAAAGCAAGCTAGCTATTACAGACCCAGCTAGAGTTGGGTTAACTGGTAGGGAAGAAGCATTTATTTCTAGATTAATGCAGAAAGTTCCAGTTTTTGGTGAAGTTATAAAATTTGCTGAAAGGGCTTATGTAGGATTTTTAAATAAATTAAGAGTTGATATTTTTAAAACTTTTGCTGATGAGTTTTTGTCAAAAGGATATAGTCCTATTAAAGATATAGAGTTATTTAAAAGTGCAGCAAGGGTAGTAAATACTTTTACTGGTAGAGGAGATATAGGGGCTTTAAATAGAATTACACCACACTTAAATGCTATCTTTTTCTCTCCTCGTTTAATTTCTGCTCGTTTTAATGCTTTAAATCCAATCTGGTATGCTAAACAATCTCCACTAATTAGAAAAAAGGCGATTGGAGATTTTGCTAAATTTGTAGTAACAGGATTGACTATTGTGGGCTTAGTGAGTTTATGGGATGAGGTTGATGTTGAAACAAACCCTCGTAGTTCTGATTTTGGCAAGATTAAAATTGGCAACACAAGGTGGGATATTTGGGCTGGTTTTCAACAATGGGTAAGAGTTATGGCTCAAGTTATTAGTGGAGAAAGAAAAAGTACTAAAACTGGAGAAATCGTTTCTCTAACTAAAGATGAATATCCATTCACTACTAGAAAAGAAACTATGTTAAGATTTATTGAAGGTAAATTAGCTCCAATTCCAGCTTTAATAAATCAATTAGTATCAGGCGCAAAAACTTTTGAAGGAGAAGATATAACACCTGAAATAGTAGCAAAAGAAAAATTTATTCCAATGTATATTCAAGATATAGCTGAAGCATACGAAGAGGGAGGTTTGGGTAGAGCAACAGGGGCTGGTATTCCTGCATTTTTTGGAATAGGTGTACAAACTTGGGGACAAAAAAAATCTATATTAGAAAAATATGAAGAAAGAATAAAAAGAATTGAGAAAAAAGTTAAATTACAAGAATACGAAAAAAGAGTTAAAAAAATTCAAGAGAAATATAAATTTTAAATATGTCAACTAAATCAGAAAGATTAAAAGAAATGTTAAAAATAGCTAACGATGGGCTTTCTCGTGAGGAGTTTTTAGAATCTTTTAAAAAAGTTATTGATCACATCTTAAAAACAGAAATTAAACTAATAGAAAAGATAGATTTTAAAACCAAAGCTGAAAAAGAGAAAATGGAAGCATTAAGAAAAGAGTTTAGTCAAGTAATTGATCAAGCTAAAAAAGAAAGCGATAGCACATTGGGTGGATTTAGAAAACGCACAATGGAAGCAATCAACAAACTCTTTACTAGAAACGAAGTTAATAAAAAACTAAAAAACATACTAAAAGCCGCTGATACCAAGATTATAGAAGTAGACAACACAATGGCTACTGTTACAAGTGGCACAGATGGCATAGACGGAATAGACGGAAAAGATGCAGATGTAGAAAAGATTATTAAAGAAGTTTTAGACAAAATAGAGATTCCAGAGAAAGAAATTGGGATTGAAGATGTTGGTAATCTTAGAGATGAATTAGAAGAACTTAGAAAGATAAAAACTAAAGGTGGTGGTGGTGTTTCAGCAATGGGTGTGGCTCAAGCTGCTAAATGGATAGTCAAGACAGAAGAACCTAGTGGAACTATTGATGGAGCAAATACAGCATTTACAGTTTCTAAACCACGCATTTTTGCTATTTTAGCAATGTCTTTAAATGGAGAATTTATAGCAAGATTACCTAATTATACTATTGCTGGAAATACAATAACTTTTAGTGAAGCAATTCCTGCTGCTTATGATGGCAAGGATTGGGAAATTGTTTATATTTAATATGAAAAAGAAAATATTAATTGTATTATTACTTTTAATTACTCCTTTATTAGTTAAGGGTGTTGAGATTAGTATTGATGAATTAAGAAGTTTGGCAAACGAACCACAACTTGGTCTTTTTAGTGATACTTTTCTTTCAATTCAATTAGCGGATAGTCCGAGCAGTGGACAATGTTTATCAACAGATGGAACAGATAATGTGTGGGGTTCGTGTGGTGGAGGAGGTGGTGCTTGGGCAAAGGTGTGGACAGGCGCTATTAAACCAACCACTTCTGGTGCAGGTATATTTGTAACAGCCTCATCAACTATTCAAGGAAGTTTAAGAGTAGATGGCGACGCCACAACAACAGGTTCTTTTCATGCAACAGATTTACACATTAGTAATAATATAGAAGTTTTAGCCAATATAGATGCTACTGGAAGCGTAGTAGCTAATGATTTTACAGGTGATTGGACTGGAACAGCCATTTCTAATGCTTATGGTGGAACAGGAGCAAACAGTCAAGCATGGACTGGCTGGGTAAGGGCTGATTCTGGAACATGGTCAGTAAGCAATGTTTCTGTTACTTCAACAATGTTAGCCAATGATGACTTTGGTCATATTAGCTGTAGTGGAACAGACGCAAGCTGTATAATTGACTCTGCTGTTGTGTCAGTAGTTGAATTAAGCAGTTCAGATTTTGGGGACTTTACTTGTGATGGTACAAATTGTCTTTTAGATGCAGGTGTAAGTAATTGGGATATGGCTTGGGCAGGAACAATAAAACCCTCTTCAACTAATGATGCTACAGGAATATATGTTCAAAGTTCATCTACCATTGATATATTAAGAGTTGCTGATTCATTAAATGCTTCAACTACAAATATAGATACTTTAGTAGTTAATACAGGTTCTACTTTTCCTGCTAATGATATTACAGATGATGAAATAAACGAGGGACTTACTTTTGAATGGACAGCTGCACACTCTTGGTCTACTGATGCAAGGGTGAATGGAGTATTACACGCAACTAGCACTGACTTTGATGAGTTATTAGTTTATGGTGATTCAAATTTACAAGCCGCAACTACTACTAATCTTGCTGTATCAGGAATGATAGCAGCTTCTTGTGATGTAAAAGCTGTAGAAAGCACAGGAACATTTTATTGCGGTACAGATGCAACAGGCACTGGTATACCATTTGCTTGGACAGACACAACCTATGGTATGTCCACCTCTACTATATTAGGGTTTACCGCTGGCTTTTTATCTAATGCTAGCTCAACAGTAATTGGTGATTTTAAAGTAGATGGATTTTTAAGAGCTACTACTGGATTAGATTTCTGGTTAAACGCTAGTTCAACAATTCTTACAGAGGCAGATTTTGCAGGTGAGTGGAATACATTACATAATGCTTCAACTACATATCCAGGGTTTGCTACACAGTTTGCAGTAGCACATAATGCTACTACAACCTATCCAGGTTTTGACGCACAATGGCTAGTGGCAGAAAATGCATCTAGCACAACTTTTTCTAGTGTAGATAATGCTAGCTATTGGACTGCCAACTTTGGAACAGAATGGCTGACAGTAGAGAATGCTTCATCAACAACATTTTCTACAGTTGATAATACAACCTTTTGGAATAATACTACAACTTGGTCAGGTTTTCAATCAGAATGGAATGATAAAACTAATGCAAGTTCAACCCTTTTAACAGAAGCAGACTTTGCTGGTGAATGGTTATCAGCAGAGAATGCGTCTAGTACCACATTTTCAACTAAAGATAATACAAGTTATTGGACAGCTAATTTTACAACGCAGTGGAATACTTTACATAATGCAACTTCTACATACCCTGGTTTTCAAACTCAGTGGAATGCGGCTGTAAATGCTAGTTCAACAATTATTACACAAGCTGACATGGACACAGATATTGCTACACACGCTGGAGATGACGATGCCCATCATGCTTTGGTAACTATTACTGGTGAAGACTATGCCTCTTTATCAACTCAACAAATAACCTTTAGTAATGTTGATGCAGCGAATGTAGATTTAACAGATGCTTATTCTTGGTCAGGTATACATGCTTTTTCAGCAGACGCAAGAATTACTGGAGTATTACACGCTACCTCCACAGATTTTGACGAATTGTTAGTATATGGCAATGCTACCACTACCGCCTCAATGGATGCTTTGGAATTTTGTATAAATGGTGCAAGCTGTATTACCTCGTGGCCATCAAGTTCAGGCGCACCATTTGCATGGACAGATACAACTTATGGTATGGCAACCTCAACTATAATAGGATTTAGTGCAGGGGCTTTATCTAATGCAAGCACAACAATAACAGTTTTACATTCTGATATGATAAATGCTACTACTACAAACATAGATACTCTGGTTGTTTATACAGGAATAACAGTGCCAGCAAATAGCATTAGTGATGATGAAATAAACGAGGGTGATACTTTTGAGTGGACAGCCTTACACACCTTTACACCTGAAGCAATTTTTACAGCAGGTTTAAAAACAGGAGGTTCAATAAATGCTACTACTACAAATATAGACACTTTAACAGTTTATACTGCAATTACTTTTCCAGACCCAGCTAATTGTGCAGCTGGCAGTTATCCTTTGGGTATAGATGCTAATGGAGCAGTTGAATCTTGCACAGACGCAACAACTGAAATTGATTCAGCTATTCTTACACATAATGACCCTGATTTTCACAGACCTACAACTTCACTGGATTATTGGTTTACAAATACAGGAGGTATTGACACAGACGGCTTGGGAGAAGGTTCAAGTAATTTATATTATACTCAAGCCAGAGTTTGGATTGATGTTTGGGCTTCATCTACTTTAGATACAATTTTAACTGATTCACAACTTCATGTAGCAGATAACACACAAGCCCATACAGATTATTTATTAAATAGTGGTTCTGATATTATGGGAGGAACTTTAACTGCTGATGGTTTAACTTTGGGAGCTAATGAAAATATAACACTTGGCTCTCAAACTTTAGACCACGATGGCACAGATTTTGCTTTTAATGATAGTGTAAATATTACTGGCGCTGCAACTACTTCGGCTTCAGTTGACGCTGCAGAGTTTTGTATATCAGGGGCAAGCTGTATTGCTTCGTGGCCTTCGGGTTCTGGTTTAACAGATATTAATTCATCTCAACTTGGACAACTAAGTGATGTAAACACTACCACTTTAGCAGTAGCTTCTGCTTTAATGTGGGACGGAAGTGAATGGATAAGCTACGCGACAACTACAATGATTATGGTTAATGAAATAGACACAGAGGGAGAATTAGAATCAGTATCTAACATAACAAACATATTACGAGAAACAGAAATAGATGCTTCATCAGAATTACTGAATATTATGGACGATGAAACAGGCACAGGTGTATTAGTGTTCGGAACTTCACCAACATTTACTACTGGGATTACAGTTCCTGCAAATTCAATTTCTGATGATGAACTTAATGAAGGCGATACATTTGAATGGACAGCTGTACACTCTTGGTCGTCTGATGCAAGGATTACGGGAGTTCTTCACGCTACTTCTACAGACTTTGACGAATTATTAGTATATGGTAATGCTACTACTACTGGTAGTATGGATGCAGCAGCTTATTGTATTGCTGGAGCAAATTGCGTAACATCTATTGCTTCTGATGAGGTTGGAACTAAGACATCTGGAGATTTATGTATCAATGATGGTTCTGTTGTAAATTGCACAGTCAACACAATAGCCGAATTAGAAACAGCTTTAGATGCTGAAAATATAATAACAAATGATGAAATGGATGCGTCAAGCGAATTATTAGACATTTTTGATGATGAAACGGGAACTGGCGTAATTGTATTTGGAACTTCACCAACCTTTACTACTGGCATAACTGTTCCAGCCAATTCTATCAGTGATGACGAACTTGACGAGGGAGCAGCGTTTGATTGGACTGCAATACACAGTTGGTCATCTGATGCTAGGATAAATGGTGTCTTACATGCAACATCTACTGATTTTGATAATTTGTTGGTTTATGGTGATGCAACTTTTATAGACGCTACATCAACTGGTTCTTTAGTAGTTGTAGATTTAACAGCAAGTGGGGATATTATATTACCAAACGATAGTATTCTTGATGCTATGATAGATTGGGGAAATCTCACTGATTTGGCTGCAGGTGGCGAGGTTACTTGGGGAAACATAACAGCAGGTGAATTAGCCAACGATAGTGTTATAAATGCTGATATAGATGATGATGGGGCTTTTGTTTTTACAGGCGCTTGGGGTTTTGATGGTGGTTCTCTTGAAATACCACAAGATGACACTGTTAATGCTGCTGGTGAGATTAAGTTAGATACAACCAGTGATACTTTTAGGGCTTATGGTGCTTCAGAAAGAGTATTTGATTGGGAACAAAGTTTTAGTTTTACAATAGCTTCAACAACATTTGATATATTTAAACAAATTCCAATTAAGGCACATAAAAAAGCAATTACAATTACAGATATTGCTTGTCGTGTAATAACGGCAACAGACCAAGATATTTTTATTTCTGATGGAACTAATGATACTGAAACTATTGTTTGCACAACTTCTAATTCTGAAGATGATGGTTCAATCACCAACGGAACATTTACAGCAAGAGAAATGATGTATGTAGAAATTGGCACAAAAGCGGGGACACCTGATTGGTTAAATGTTACAATTTCGTACACTTTGGATGCGGACTAGTTAAGCCATTGACACAGATTGTGGGTATGATATACTAAAAGTATATGTTTAAAAAAGGACACCCACAATTTAATACAGGTAGAACGCATTTTAAAAAAGGTCAAATACCTTGGAACAAAAAATCAAAGATTAAAAAGGAATGTTTGTTTTGTAAAAAGGAATTTTTGATTCACCCCTGTCGTAAGAATATAGCCAAGTATTGTTCAAAAAAGTGTATGGATAAATCAAAAATTGGTAGTATTGGATATTGGTTAAATAAAAAACGTTCACAAAAAACAATAGAAAAGATAAGTAAATCACGAACAGGCATAATGATGGGTGAAAATCATCATAACTGGAAAGGTGGAATTACTCCTAAAAATAAAGCAATAAGAGATTCAGCAAAATATCTTAATTGGAGAAAAAAGATTTTTAAAAGAGATAATTGGACTTGTCAAGAATGTAAACAACGGGGTGGTGATTTAGAAGTTCATCATATTAAAAAATTTATTAAATATCCTAAATTAAGGTTTAAAGTATCAAATGGTATAACTTTATGTAAAGAATGCCATAGATTAACAAAATTAAAATCTTACACTATTGATGCGGATTAATATGAAAAAATTTATACCATTATTATTTCTAATAGCTTTAATTGCAACTGGTTGTCAGTTAAATTTTGATGGTGTAAAAAATGAAATAGTAACAAAAGAATTTATAGTTGGAGGGGAAAGAGTGATTATAAATGAACAACCAGAAGTTGTAAAAGGATTATTTGGAGCAAAAGAAGTTTTTAAACCAGAAGTTAAATTAGAAAAATGGGGAGATGAAACACATATTAGAATTTGGTCTGAAGAGGAAGGAGATGATAAGGCAAGACAAGTAGGAGACAAGATTGTTTGGGAAAATAAAAATAAAAGTAAAGAATATAATTTTTATCCTTTAGAGCCAACAGATGAAATGGAAAATGGAGGTTTTGAATATGAAATTATTTTAAAAGAAAAACCAAAAAGTAATATAATTGAATTAAAAATAGAATTAAAAGATTTAGAATGTTATTATCAACCAGAATTAACACAAGAAGAAAAAGACGAAGGTATAGAAAGACCAGAAAATGTTATAGGAAGTTATGCTGTTTATCATAAAACAAAATCGGGTGATTATTCTAAAATAGGTGGCAAGAATTATATGGCTGGTAAGGCATTCCATATTTACAGACCACGAATGTGTGATAGCAATGGTTGGTGTGAATGGGGGCAATTTAATTCTGATATGAATGAAACTGGTATTTTGACTAATACTTTACCACAAGATTTTTTAGATAATGCAGTTTATCCTGTAAGGCATGCAACTGGATTGAAATTTGGATATGATACGGGGGGAACTGCTGGAGGCGGTTCTGCTGATAATTATGTAAGAGGAAGTATATTTACTTTATCAGATAATGCAGATGTAAATAAAATGAGTGCTTATATAAAAAAGGGTTCTGATGCTAATCAGAAATTTGTTTGTGGTATATATGATTCTTCACATGATTTAGTTTTAAATGCAAATACGGGGGAAGTAGATATAACTAATGCGACTTATGATTGGATTGATTTTACTTTTTCAACTAATCCATTACCGATTGCTGCGGATTATTGGCTTATAACTCATGGTGAAGCTGTTAGTGGTATTGGATATTTGGCTTATGATGCAGGAGACACAGATCAAGGATTACGAAAAGGAGTAGCTTATAATCCAACATTACCAGCTAGTATAGCAGTTAGTCATTACCACTCTACTAATAAATATTCTATTTATGCTACTTATGACATAGCAACACCACCACCAGCAGCAGAACGCCCGAGAACTATGGAGGTAATAATAATAGAATAATTTGATTAAATATATGAATAATAACAATAATGGTAAAAAAACACTTATGTGGTTGAAAAACAACTATAAGTTTTTCTTTGTTATTATTGGACTTATAATTTCAGCAGTTATTTTTGTATCTGATAAAAAAACGCAAATAGATAATAATACAGCAGAGATTTTAAAAGTAAAAAATACTTATGAAGAATCAGTAGAAAAGATATTTGAAAAACTAGATAATTCAGAATTTGGATTATCAGCAATTCATCAGAGATTAAAAGCCCTTGAAAAAAAAAATTAATAATTAAACAAGACCTTAATTGGTTTATAAATGATGAACAAGGAATAGCTTTTGAAAAACAAAAAGCAGAAGAACAAGCAGCTCAAAATAAAATAAATACAAGATAATTTGCCATTAAAGTCTGCGAGTATCAGGAGGACTCAACTGACTAGAGACGGCATATCAAATATATAATTTTTATTTCTTTAATCGCAGCCATAATAATAGGAAGTCAGGGATATGCAGCACACTACGATATTCAAAACAATCTAACTTATCAGGCAGTAGTTATTGTTCCAAAAGGTGGTGTAGAAGAAAAAGAAATTACCCATATAGTCAAAGCGGCTATGGTTGTTTTGCCTGATTTACCAGAATGGCAGATTATACCGCCAGTAAAAAATTACAAAATAACACAAGGATTTCACATTATCCACAAAGCACTAGATTTAATAGGTGATAGAGAAATATTATCAGTAGGTTATGGCAAAGTTATTAAAGCCAATTGGGAAGGCGGATATGGAAATAGAATAGAAATACAGCATAATAATGGCTTTATATCTTCCTACAGCCATTTATCAGAATTTAAAGTAGAAATAGGCGATGAAGTAATGGCAGGACAAGTAATAGGAATTATAGGAAGCACAGGATGGGGAACAGGCGTTCATCTTCATTGGGAATTATTATACAATGGAACAAAAATAAATCCATTAAAATATATAGGAGGCTAAAATGAAACGGTATGCTTCAAGAAAACAGCTTGAAAATGAAGATTATGAATTATTGCATTCAGATGGTGATTGGTATTTATGGGTAAAAGGCAACTCAGAAGTGTGGTGGAACTGGAAAACCTTTGAGTGCATAGGACTTAGAAGAATAAAGGTTTTAAGAAAACCAAAAACAATCAAGACACATCCCCATTGTCCGCAAAACACAGCATAGGAGGACAAGATGATTAGAGAACCCACAAGAGTTTGTGGCATATCAGGTTGCACCAAAATATATTCAAATGGTAAATGGGTTGAAGTTAATCTCATTTACTTTCAAAAAGTTATCAAAAAAGGTGCAATTGCTGTGCTATGCGACGAACACGACAAACTACGACAAAAAGTGCGTGAATTGGCTGAAACAATATAACAGCGAAAAACATACAACGCACACAGGGGGATTAGCTTTCAAAGGCTTGAATCCCCCGTTATTACTAGCATATAATGGGAACATGCGGATAGCTTAGCTCATTGTATGCTAATAATAGGTAATTATTTTCCAGTTGGATTCTTAACACCAAGAAAGAATCTTTCTAGACAACTTGGTAGAGAGTAATGATGTAATCTGCACCACTAAAGGCGGGTTAAGACACCCCAACGGAACGCTGTCATTACTTTCCAGCTGAAAGATAATTAACTTATGAATAAAGACAATATACAATTAATAATCGTGTGGATAGGAGTATTTGGAGGCATTTGCTTCTTGTTTTCACTATTAGCAAAACTTTTATGAAAAATTATGGCGTTAATTTAAAAAGAGAATACCAAGATAGACAAATAACTGATTGGAAAGAAGGAGAATTAACTACTTTAGGAGCAAAAATTCCTAAATGTATAGTAGATGAAGCAACTGGTTTAGTCACAGCAAGTTTTGCATGGGCATTACCAGTTAACGGAATTTATAAAAGAGTTAAAGCAGGGATAAATCATTGCTGGTGTTTTTGGCAGGAAAAATGGGCTAAGTATTTTCCAGCAGGACAAATTCAAAACAATGGTGGTGAGAAAATGGATTGTGTTACAAGAGGATTTAACAATGAAATTGAAAAGAAACTTAATTATGCTCTTGATAAAAAAATATTATCAGTTGGACTTCTTGAGTTTTTTCATAATTATGGTTTTTTCCATGAAGGAAAAATTAGATTAAGTAATCGTATTCCAGCAATGGGTTCAAATACAACAGTTAATGGTAATTCATTAAAAGCACCAATTCAATGGATTCATAAATATGGCATTTTTCCACAAAGCATTCTACCAGAAGATATGCCAATGACTTTTAATCAATATCATGATAAATCCAAAATTACACAAGATATATTAGCAATAGGTCAAGAATCAAAAAAATATTTAACAATAAACTATACTATTGTTAAAGGTGTAAGAAATTATCCTAAATATTCTAATAATTTTAAATGGAAAATATTTGATAATTATATAGATACTTTTGATGGTGATTTTGTTAAACAATTAGCGCCAAATTATATAATTATGAATTATGGCTATAAAATAATAATTAATGAAACTGGTTTTGAACCAATCAAACCAGTTAATGAAGAAAATATGTTAAAAACAATTAAGTGTGGAACTGATGAAAGAATTATAATACCAAGTAATACTAAAAAATATGAAGCATTTCATTTCATTGACCCTGATAGTCCAGATACATCATGGGCTAAATTTTCAGAATTAGAAGAACATGGTTTAATAGCAAAACCAGAAATAGTTAGTGAATCTATATTTGCATCATATAAAATATTGCCATTAAAAGTACATGGCACTTATACAGTTGAACAAGATACAAACCCATTTTCATCATTAATCAATTCAATCCTTAAGTGGCTTGGATTAAAAAGATAATATATGGAAAAATCCATTTTTAAAAGTAAAAGATTTTGGGTAGGTTTAATTGCTTTAATTACTCAACTGTCAATAGTTTTTACTGGTGAAAAAACTTTTGCACAGCAATTACCATTAATTGTTACTTCATCTTTTACATTAATTCAGATGATTATTGGTGTATTGTCTGGTGACAATTTGACTGTAGGCGGTAAAAAACTTAGCTAAGTTTTGTATCAAAAAACAGCCCCCTTTAGGCTGTTTTTTATTTTAAATATTCCTGATTCAAACACCACCAAGTAGCGTGGTTTTTTTGAATCACATAGTTATTATCATATAAATATTTATTACTAGCTACATAAAACCAAGCAGCTAGCCCCAGAGCCACCAGAAACCCCAACACAAACCAATTAAACCTACTAGGCATTTTAGGTTGTCTAAACAAAAACTGTTTATTTTCCTTTACCCACTTTTCTATAAAAGGAGGCATGGGTTCTATTGAGGGTTTAATTCTTTTCATATAATTTTATTTATTATTAATGTTTTTCCGTACATTTACAAACTTTATCATGATTTTTAACCCAAAAATGGTGTACATCACAGCTTAATTCTTCTTTACCCATTTTCTTACAACTACACCATTCTCCATGTTCACTATATAATTTCCAATACTCACCTTTATGATTTCTATACCTTGCATTAAATAAAATATCATCTCCGTTATGTGATAAAAAATGAGTAGCCCCTTTATCACGATAAGGTATTGGTAATTCAACATTTGAATAACTTTTTTCAATTTTAACTTCACCTAAACTTTTTCTTATACCAAAACACACATCTGCACAAGCATAAAAATCATTGATAACTTTCTTTTCATCTTTAGTTTTACAATAAAAATCTGCTATTCCATATTCATAGTCAATTATGTATTTATAAAATGTGGTTTTATTTATCTTTTTCATAAAAATATATCACCATCATAATCCCTGCATAGAAAATGGTAACTGCTATTAAATCCAGAATACCAAACACATTTGTTTGCTTAGAAATACCAAATATAAATATAAGGGTTACGAGAGAGAATAATGTTAGTTTTATGTTATTATTCATTTTATCTCTCCATAAAAACTTGGAAATGTTTCTTTTTCTAATTGATTAATGCGAAAATCTAAACCTTGAAATGATTGTTGTATTTTATCTGTTCTCCAAACTATGAATGCTAAAGCAATGATTTCAATAAACAGAAAACAAACTATAGCATATATTGTAAATATTATTTTAATTTCGTCTTTCATAATAGTTTTTCTTTTATTTCAAATTTTAAATCAGTTAACATTAATCTAATTGCTGGTTTATTAAGTTCTTTTGTTTTCCTTGTCCAATCTATTCTGTCTTCTATAATTTTATTTATTTCTTTCAACCCCTTCTCTTCTCTCACCAACCTAACCAATAGATTATAAACTCTCTGCTCTGTTTCGCCTTGTGTGGCATGAGGCAGATTTATTATTTTCATTACGGCTCTATTGATTTTGTCATTCATACTCTTTATGAGAGGTTAGTCTTTTATTGTATATTAAAAGAACCTTTACGACATTAATTATCTATATTTATCTATATCCAGTTTACTAATTATTAAATCAGATATTTCTGGATTAGCTCTTAAAACTTGATAAAAATCTTCATAAAACTGGGGGTGGTCTACAACATTATATCCCTCGCCCTGAATCCATACAAAATCTCTATTCTTTTTTGAGGTTTTGTTTTTGTCTTTTCCTCTGATGAGTTTATCTCCCTGAGCAACTTGAACAGAACCATTACACTTTGCTTTGTAAATCTTGTCGTGAAATCCATCATGTTGGTCTTTGTACTCTGTAGAATAGACGTCTATGGGCATCATTATTGTGGTTTGAAAACCAGCCTTGATATCTTCTTCAAGTTCTGTTCTACCACTAATTTTGATTGAAATACTATTTATATCTGGCATATCTTTAAAGGAGGCAGAAGCCCATGGGAACGGGCACATCCCCATTAACTGCCTCCTTATAAATTTTTATTTTGCATATTTTTTCAAGCCATTTTGTGTTTTTTTTAATTCCTTTACCCCAGATTTACCTTTAGTAGTAACTGGAGGAATTACATAATCTTCTGGATTAACTAATTTATTTAATTCCCTACAATAATGTTTTTGTAATGCCACAAATTCAGAATGTTCTTTAATTATTCGTTCTGTTATTTTTTGTTTATATTCTTTTTTATTCATATATTTTTTAGCTTGTCTCTCTCTTGCTCAAGCCATTTTAAACTTCTAAAAGATGTTCCATGTGTATGCTCTGCTTCATCAATATATTTACACCATGCTTTTCCTTTGGTGGTTCTAATCATTTCTATTAATCTTGCTATCGTTGGTGGTGGTGCGTTATGTATCATATAATGATGAGATGAACATAAACAAATTGCATTTTTTGGTTCAAATTTTAGTAATCCGTTTCTGCTTTTCATTATGTAGTGATGAAATAATCCTTTGTTTCCGCAAAGCAAACACTTATTACCATACAACTCAAAACATTTTTCTTTAAAGAGTTTTTCTAATTCAATGGTTAGTTTGCGTTTTTTTGTCATTTTTATCAGGGAGGGCAGGAAAGTTTGACAAAAAGCCGAGCGGAGACCAAGCCAGAAGCCAAACCTCCTACACATTCAACCCCTATATAAACCCTGCTATCGTGCACCATAACAGGAGATTATTTAGAAAGCCAGCATTTTTTATTGCAGAAAAGTTTATTAGTTTTTGGGTTTTTTACAATTTTTCCATCACTACAATCTGAACAAGGTTGTCCTTCAATCCTCTCATTTTTCTTTGGTTTTACATATCTTGGTTCTTCAAAAGGTGGCGTATTGCTTTGTGTTCTTTGTGCTGGTGGTATTGGATTTACATATCTTGGTTCTTCAAAAGGTGGCGTATTGCTTTGTGTTCTTTGTGCTGGTGGTATTGGATTATTATCCTTTTTCACTCTTTTTTTACTTGCTAAATTTCCATCATCATCTTCTTCTTCAATTCCAAACATAGTAGTTAAACTATATCTTCTCATATAGGTTAATCCTGCTCCAACCTTCTGTGGGTCTGATGGGTCTTTTGATATAATTTCTATTTCACCTTTTATTTCTTTTCCATCTTTATGTATTAATTCCGTTGCCAAAACATTTTTCATTTGTTCTGTCATCATAACTTTTGGTCGTTGAATAAAAATAAAGTTATTATCCAAACAAACCCTTTTAACTTCATTCAATATGTCCTTTAATGGAACATAACCACTTTTAAAGAATGGATTTTCTGCTGATTTAGATAGCTTATTAATAGTTAACATCAAATTGCTGTAGTCAGCAAAAAAAGTATTTTTATTGTTTTTTTCATCATTCATATTTTTTATATATTAGGTTAGTTTTCTTATTGTATATATTATGCGACGTTATTTAATTTCTTCTATTTCAAATAAAGTAATTTCTTCTCCCATTCCGTAACAAACTTGACTTTTAGCTTCTTCAACTGCTTCTTCTTTATTCTTAGCTTCTACTTCATGGGTTTCCATAAAAAAAACATCTAATGTAACTGAATATTTTTTCATATATTTTTAGCGTCGTACATATATTTTTAGCGTCGTATAAGATGTTAGACGACCATATTTTTTATATATTAGTTTGACAATTATAACACTTAATTCTTAAAAAATCATAGTCAAAAAACTTCATTACAGCAGGACTAACTTCTGACCCACATTCTATACATTTATATCCACAAGAGTTTGCGTAGTTCCACCCATACTTTGCTGTTCCTTTTAAAAAAAGGTTCTGGTTATATTTTTGGTGTTCATTCATAATTTTGTAATAGCATTAAAAACCATTCTGTATCCTTTTTGAGAAGTTTGGATATGGTCTGATAATTGTTTTCCAATCATTCTCCACTTTTGGTCAAAGTGTTCGTCACAGGTTTTACAGCCACTATCTCTTGACAACTTGCAATCGTGGAATTCCCACATTTCATCAGCATAGTTATCGCTGTCTTGTTTTGAATTGTTGAGTTGTTCTTCATTCATATATTTTAGCTAATTATTTTAACCTTTTTAGGCATTTGTTTTGTTGTGATTATAATAGGGTCATCAGATTGATTTGTGTCTATGTATATATTTATTTGTCTATCTCTTAACATTTCCCATAGGATTTTATCACCATTAACAGGAGTTGGTCCAGAATCTTTAAATTTATCATTTAATAGTTTAAATGTTTTCCATTCTATATTCGGTGAAATCCAATATCTCATATATTTATTTTAATAGTTTAATCTTTAATATATTCTATTGCATTATTCTTTAAACCCCTAATAAACAATTCTTTTTTGTCTATTTTTTTCTTATAAATCTCTTCTCTCTGTTTTTTAAGAGCTTTCTTTTTTTGTTCACACACAAAATCATAAAGCTTTTGATAACATTTACTTGTAAGATAAATTCCATTTTCATCTGGATTATCAAGCATCTCGCTTACAATCTTCCAGCCACCCCATTCTTCTTTTTGATAATTTTCTTTTGTTTGTTTCATATATTTATTTTAATAGTTTAATTCTCTTTTTAAGGGAGCTAATTAGATGGTGTATCTTGCTCTGCAGACCATTTCATTAGCTACCCAAATCAAAGAATTATATTTATTTTAATAGTTAGCTCCTCAATATGAGGGGGTTAGTTTTTAATCACAAATCCTAACGCTTTTAGAAAATTTGGTAATTGTTTTTTAGTTAATTCTTTTGGATTGTTTGTTTTTCCAATAAATTTAGCACCACACAAGTCAGCATCACGCAAGTCAGCACCATACAAGTTAGCACCACACAAGTCAGCATCACGCAAGTCAGCACCATACAAGTTAGCACCACACAAGTCAGCATCACGCAAGTCAGCACCATACAAGTTAGCACCACGCAAGTCAGCACCATACAAGTTAGCATCACACAAGTTAGCATCACGCAAGTTAGCACCACACAAGTTAGCATCACGCAAGTTAGCATCACTATTTACTAATTCTTCTAATACTTCTTTATAAGTAATTTTTTCGCTTTCAAACATAATATCACCAGTAAATCTGTTTTTAATAGTAATACCAACTTTTTTAGTTTCTTTTACATTCTCAATTTCTTGAATGTAATCTTTTGTTTGGTCTAAATTATCTAAGACCTGTTTTTTTGTAATTTTCATAATTTCTCCTTCCTCAAGATGAGGGGGTTAGTATAGTATCTATCATATTATTTAATTTTTAGTTCTTTTTTCTTTTAATTCTTTCTCCAAAAGTTCACTAACCAGCTTAGAAAAACTGGAATAATTACCATACTTTTTACAAGCATAGATAAGAACTTTTTTATAAAGGTCTTTATCAAGATAAAGAGATGTTCGTGATTTTTTCATATTTTTTTATTTAATTCTTTAGCAACTCACCGCCTTGGTTAATTTTTAGTTGCCCTGATTGCTCAGGGCGTAGAACACACAAGCAGAAGTGTTTATGTGTTCACCTCTGCTATTGATTTTTAGCAACAATGGATAAAATTCTGTTCCGTTCATCTTTATCAACCCAGTCAGTTTTATCTATAATTGCATTCAGAAAACCGAGTGTAAATTGTAGATTTCTAATAGTTCTATCTTGGCGTTTTGATTTATATGCATCTCCAAAAAAATGTATATCAATCATCTTACACATATTTTTATAAGCATGGTCATATTCTCTTTTATTAGTTATATCAGACATATGGTTATAGTTAAGGCGATGAGTTGTCAAAGAACTATCAAAAGTTATCCACACCTACTTTAATTATAGCATACTTATGTTTTTATGTCAATGTGGATAACTTTACTATTCAAACATTCGCTGTGTAATGATTTCTTTAATTGGCACAGGGTATTCTTCAACTTTTCTAGTTTCTTGGCTTACAGGCGATTCTGGTGCGTCTGGGTTGGGATTATTCTGGGGGTTAGAGATTCCTATCCACTCGTAAGCTATTATAGGACTACTGTGTTTATTTGGTTCTTTTTGAATTGATTTTACTTTTTTCTTGCTGTGTCTTAAATAATCTACTGCTGTGTTTTGGCGAATTGTAAGACAATCATCAACAAACTCCATTACTAAATCATAGGATACATAGCGACCCTGACGAATAAAATCTAAAAGTTGTTGAGTATTGCTCATATAGTTTATTTAGATTTACCAATAGCCATTATTACCTTTTTTAAATCTGTTTCTGGAGATAAAAAAGCTGGTATATCTTCAATAGTAAGATTATATTCATTCATTAAATCTCGTATTTCTTTCATTTTTTTTATATGTTTTTCTATTTTCTTTAAATCTTTCATATAGTTTATCTTTTAAATATATTAATCATTTTTAAGAAGTATTTTATATGGCATTTACCTGTTTCTTTACAATATGCTTTTACTCTTAATACTAGATTTGGTTCATTTTTACATAACTGGAATATGGATGATGTTTTTTCTTTTGCGCCTTCAAATTCTTTTATAATCTCTAAAGCTGTATCTTGCCATTTATATTTACAAGATTTCTTTGGTAGTGGTCTTCTTTTTAGAATGTCTTTTATAGATTCCATTAGATTAATTTTATTTGTCTTTTCCTATTTAATCTTGCTTTAATTATTTTTATATATTCTTCTTCTTTTTCTATTAGAATAAAATCTCTATCTGTGTTCTGACATGCTAATCCTGTTGTTCCAGAGCCAGCAAAAGGGTCTAATACTATTCCGCCAGTTGGAGTCTTGGTTAGAGTGCATAAGTATTCCATAAGTTTTAAAGGTTTTACTGTTGGATGGTTGTTTTTAATTGGTTCTCTTTCACTTGCTGGTGTATTACCCATATTCTCTCTTGTAAATTTATCATCTTTCATACACATACCAGCTTGTTTCTCCTCCAACTCTTCACACCCAGCATTTCTTTCACTCTTTGAGGCTTTGGCACAGTAGAAGAAACGAGATGCTCCGCCTTTGTCTGATATATTGTGTGGCATTCTTTTAAATCCCCAATTTCCATCTTTATCTAATTTTTTGCCATCAGCTATTGGTCTTGGTAATGTTTTACTCTCTCCACTCTGCTCATCTAACATTTTACCTGCTTCTTCATCTAGTATTATGTTGGCGGGGAAACGGCCATCTTTATACATTTGCACTCCTTCCTTACTTTGTCCAAATATACTTGTTGAATCTAATCCTTTTTTATCACCTCTAACCCTGTCTGTTCCAACTCTATTATCTTTTTCTTTATCTATATCTATTGGGATTCTTGCTTCCTCTATATTCAACCCACTAACTCCATACTTTAAAGCATTATTTGCATAACTACCTTCATTAGGTTTCATTGCTACAATGATTGGTTCATAAGCTGGTTTTAATCCGTGTGATTTCCAGCCGTTCCATTGTTTGGCTTGGGGGGTTGCTGGGGCTGTGATGTTTCTTTCCCCTTCGTTTTCTCCTATAAATGTTCCACCCTTTTTTCTATTGGCACTGTCTTTGCTTTTCCCAACAACCTTTCTCTTATGTCCCTTATCCAACTGCTTACTAATATCAGTAGCTTTCGGAAATCCTGAGCCATAGAGCCACATAATACAATCTTTTAATATCCAACCTGCGTCTTCAATAGCACAAGCCATTCTGTGATATGTTCTTGTTCCTCCAAAGGTTAAGAGTGTTCCACCTGGTTTTGTTACTCGTAAACATTCTTCCCAAGTTTCTTGTTTAAAAGCTATACCAGTACCATCCCATTCTTTACCCATAAATCCTTTATTCACACCTTGAAAACCATCATTACCACCATTTCTATTACTTTTTGCAGGTTTACTATTTGCATATCTATTAACAGTTGATAAATCATATGGTGGATCTGTAATTATAGTATCAACAGAGTTGGGTTCTAATTCTTTAAGTTTTTCTAGGCAATCACCTTGAATTATTTGATTTATTTCCATATTATTTTAATAATTTTTTAAATGTTTTGTCCCAACTAATACCTCTTTTCTTTATTTTAAGAAGTTTTTTATATGTATCATCTGATAATCTAAACATTCTTGGTTTATTATACTGCTTATTTTTTGTCATACATTTGTAATACAATTGTAATACACACCCCTCCACTCATAGGATTAAAAAAATGAAATTAATCATTTATGAGTGGGCAGAATTGTTAAGAATCTAATTTAATAGATGTGGGGTAGGTCTGCTCCCCCGCTACCTTAGTGATTAATGTTTCTTTTAAAAAAAGACATTCTAATATAAGGTTAAAAAAACAAAAAACCAGTAACTGAGATGCTATGTGCTAGTTCCTAAACGAACTACTAACTAAATGTTAGATAGCACCCAGCAGTTACTGGTTTCTTATTTAGGATTCGCACCATTTTGATTTTATAAGTTATCCACAGTTTTTAATTTACTACTTTAAGTATAGCATAAAAGTTATCAACAGGCAAATCCACCGGAGTGGAGAGCTGATGTGAAAAGCAGAGTACATCAGTTTCCTGATAAAAGTTTCACACCAGCTCTATCCATGCTCACTTACATTATAGCATACTCACAAAACCTGTCAAGTTGTGGATAACTCAATTTGCTTGGCTAGCATTAGCCAACTTGACAGGTTTTTTTATCTATGTTAATGTTAAAGCATGATAGGAGAAAACAAAAATCCGATGTTAGAACATTAATAGTGTTTTGGCATCGGATTTTTTTTCTGACAAGAACAGCACGACTTGTAAAAAATGTGAAAAGGAAATGACCCCCAGCTGGGAAATGCCTTTTAACGAATATAGCGATCACAAGTCCAAAGGTTTTGGTATCCACCGTTTATCTTATTCATTGTCCAAACAGTTGCAAACTCAACATTAAATGCCTGTTCATTTGTAATGTCTGGATGATAACCAGAGTGGATCTGGAATATACCACGAGATTTACCATTATCTCCAATAGCATATTTGTCAAACTTTGATTCACAGTTGGCTAATCTTAATAGATAATCAACCCATTCAAAATTGTTATCTTCTGCAATTAGCTTAATTTCATCAGAAACAGACATTTCAACATTTTCTTGTGCTTTATACTCAACAGCATAAGCATGATTAGTAAAATCAACAATCATATCTTCATACCAGTTAATAGCATATAATACAGGAACTAACAGAATTCCAGCAATTACCATGAATTTTAGACCTTTAAATAGAATTTTACGCTTTAATCGTCTTTTTTTAACCTTTTCCCAAGGTTTGTAGGTTTTCATAGATTCTCCTTGTATTAGTTTATTAGCTGTTTATACCTTAATTGTAGCACATTGATACAATTTGTCAAGTGCATAACTACATGTATATATATAAAACTAAAGAACTAAACCTTTTAAAAATCCCCAAAGAACTAAAATCAGAATACATAGCAAGTAAAGAAGATTTACAAGAAGTATTTTCAAAAGACATTTCTGCAAAGGTTAAAGTTTATCCATATGAAAAGAGATGAAAAAACAATCCAAGTATACGAAACATCAGAAAACCTATATCTAGTAACAGATTATGGTAGAGTATTTATAAAACCAGCTAACAGGGTTTGGTTTAGATTAAAGCTCCCTACTGAAAGAACTAAGATATTAAAATAACTGTTAAACAGTATTAAACAATATGCCATTTAAGCCAGGAGAATCAGGTAATCCTAATGGAAGACCTAAGAAATTTACTATTAAAGATTACATTACAGAAGAAGATGTAAAATCTTTAGTTATAAAAGCAAAAGAATTAGCAGAACAAGGTAAAACAGACATAGTTAAGTTTCTATTAGAACAAGCGTTTGGTAAAGCACCACAGAGTATAGACCATACTACTGGTGGAGAGAAATTAAAAAACTATTATGACGAACTCACAGACGAAGAACTCATCAAACTCGTTGAAAGCAGAAAAAGAACTAGCGAAGAGGGAACTGGCGAGAAGACATCTTAAGTATTTTGTATTATATAACTTTGATGGTTTTAAGCTAAATTGGCATCATGATATAATGTTTGAGAAGTTGGAAGCAGTTGAAAGAGGAGATATAAAGCGTTTAATGATATTTATGCCTCCTAGACATAGTAAGAGTGAGATTGGATCAATACAATTCCCTGCTTGGGCAATAGGAAGAAATAAAGATAGACACATAATAGAGTCTAGTTATTCTGGTGATTTAGCAACAGATTTTGGTAGACAAACAAGAAATTTAATTAAATCACAAAAATATCAAAATATATTTAGAGGTGTTAAATTAGCAGAAGACAGTGAAGCTAAGGGTAAATGGAATACAAATGGTAGAGGAGCATATAATGCTGTTGGTGTAGGAGGTGCAACAACTGGTAAAGGCGCAGATTTTTTAGTAATAGATGATCCTGTTAAAAATAGAGCAGATGCAGAAAGTGAAACAATAAGGGAAAATATATGGAATTGGTATAGAAGTACAGCTAGAACTCGTTTAAGCCCTACTGGTGCTATTGTGCTTATAATGACAAGATGGCACGATGATGATTTAGCTGGTAGAATACTCCAGAAGCCATCTGGTTGGGAAGTAATTAGTTTTCCTGCTATAGCTGAACATGATGAAAAATATAGAAAAAAGGGCGATGCTTTGTGGGCAGATTTCTTTACAAAAGAGATATTAGAACAAACTAAAGAAGATATAGGAAGTTATGAGTGGTCAGCTTTATATCAACAGAACCCTATTGATGAAGCATCTCAAGAATTTCACAAGCATTGGTTTAGAGAAAGAGAATGGGAAGAAGTGGCCAGATTAAATACAAGACGGTTTTTAACTATAGACACAGCCATATCTGAAAAAGCAAGCGCTGATTTTACGGGTTTTTGTGATAATTCAGTAGATAGTCAGAATAATTGGAACTTAAAAGCGTGGAATATGAAAATAAACCCTAAAGATTTAATTGATTTACTTTTTAAATTACACAGAGAAAGGGATTATGAAAACATAGGAATTGAAAAAACAATATATTTAGATACATTAAAACCATTTTTAGATGATGAACAGAAGAAAAGAAATTTCTTTTTACCGATTATAAATTTAGAACATAAACAACAAAAGAAAGAGTTAAGAATAAGAGGATTAATACCTCGTTATCAAGCAGGAGCAGTTTATCACATTAAGGGGGAGTGTAAGGAATTGGAACACGAGATGTTAAGATTTCCAAAAGGCGTGCATGATGATGTTTTAGATGCTACAGCTTATCAATTACATTTAGCAGAATCACCAGAGGGTAGAGTAGAAATAGGCCCATGGGATAAAGTGTGGGCTGATGAACTACTTTTAATGAAAACTAATAAAAAAAATACAATAAAAATTAATAAAGGATTATAAATATGGTTACAGATACTGGTACTTATAAAGCTAGAAAAAAATATTATTGTTCTATACACAAAGAAGAACAAATGGATTTAATTGCTTTAAGTAATTCTCCAGATATAATAGCTAGATGTAAAATATGTCAAAAATTACAACAAAAATAATAAATTAATAAAGGATTATAAAACCACATGCCAAACTTTAATGATTACACTGTAAAACCTGAAGATTGGGTGAACCTTAGAGAAGCAAGGAAACCCAAAAAACAACCACCAGCTATTGATAAAGCTGTAAGTGAGATAGTTGGTAAAGATATTTTAATGACTGACCCAAAATTAATAAACTTAGTTGTTAAATGGAAACAAGAGAAAGGCGACATAAAGACACAAGACAACTTTCTCTCTGACCCTGACAAGGTTGCGGAGTTAAAAAGGACTTTATGTTAAATAAAATAGTAAAACAACAAAAAAAACAATTATTGACCTTAATGCTTAAAAATGAGGTAGCCGAGATGTGGTTAACAAAGAAGATAGCAGAAACTCCGGAAGAGATTAAAGAACTTGATATTGAAAAGATTGAGAAAACAGATAAAAAAATAGAGGAAGTAAGGAATAAGTTGGGTGATAAAGACAACACAATTTATATTAATGAAAAAATAAAAAGTTTCGAAGAACAAAAAGAACAATACGATAAGTATATTGATTATATGACCAAATTAGATAACATACTCAAAGCCAAAAAAGATAACTTGTTTAATTTAAAATATATTGATAAAGCATCTAAAAAGGTAAAAAAATATGTATAAAGCAACACTTAAGATTTTAGATAAAGAATACAAAAGTTCGGGTGAAACCCTTGAAAAGATGTTTAATGGCTTTCCTTTTAAGAAATATACTGAAATTAAGACTAAGGCTTATTTAACCGTTACCAATAAAGACCAAGTGTTTGAACGTTGGTTTAATGCTATCTTAATAAGAAGAATTTTATTTAATAAGTTAGTCCAACCACTTTGGATTAAAATAATAAAACAAGTAATTAACTAAAACCGCATATATGTTAAAATTTCATAAACATATACCCTTAAGATGGGTTAAGTGTGAATGTGGTAAAGGTAAAGTGCCTAATGATATGCACTTTTATTGGCACCACATTCAAAGCACAACTAAGACAAAGGATAGTTTTGATGGTTTGTCTTATACTTGTCCAAAATGTAAGCAGATGAGAACATATAACCCTACTTTTGATATAACTGTTACAATATAATTAATCTAATCAAAACCGCATCATAATTTAATAGTGTTCTTGCAAGATTATTAAGTTCCGATGTGGTCTTAATTTTCTTGTAGGACACTATTAAATCATAGTGTCCTTTATGTTAGAAAAAAACATCTATGATTATATAGAAGCAAAACAAGCAGAATATGAAAATCCTAAAGGGATTGAACTTGAAGATGGTTGGTCTTGGAGCATGAAAGACCATGTTAAAAAATCATTTCTATACCTTAATTCTCAATTTTACCAACAGAACGATAATAGAACTTTGCGACCATTTAAAAATATTGTTTTGCCAATCATGAATGTTCATTATAGAACAGAAGGTTTTGATGTTAAGGATATAGAACTATTTGTAGACAACCCTGATGATTACCACAAATCATTACTTATTAAAAAATACCACACTCATTGGGCTTTAGAAAACTCAATAGATACCTTTATAGATGAAATGACAGAGGGTTATTGTAATTATGGTGGTGTTTTGGCAAGAAAACGAGTAAAAGATGTTAAACCTGAAGTAATTGACCTTAGAACGCTTGCTTTTTGTGATCAAGTAGACATTTTAGCTCATCCTTTTGGTATTAGACACGAATTTAGTGCTTCACAACTGCGAAATGCTAATGATAAGTGGGGAAACGCTAAAGAGGGAGCAACAATGGAAATAGAAACCCTGATTTCTAAGAATAAAAAGGATGGAAACGACAAAATAGAGCTTTTTGAAGTGCATGGTGTAATGCCAGAAAAATGGTTAAAAGGAGAAGAAACACCTGATTTTAGTGAAACAAAAGATATTTGTCAAATGCAGATAGTTAGTTTTTATAAGAATGATAATGATGAACAGGTTGGAATAAGTTTATTTAAAAAAGAATATACTGAGATAGATGATTTCTTTAAATTTCTTAAAAGAGATGAAGTATCAGGCAGAACTTTAGGTAGAGGTGGTATAGAAGAATTATTTGAACCACAACAATGGACTAATCAGAATGAAATCTATATTACAGAAATGCTTGCTTCAGCATCTAAAACTTTATTTTGGTCAGATGATAACGCATTTAAAGCTAAAAACAATTTAAATCAAGTAGAAAACAATGAAGTGCTTAAACTGGGAAAAGACGGAAAGATAGGACAATTAGACACTTATCCTCGTAACTTAGCTCCTTTCAATGACGCAGTTGATAGATTTTGGCAACATGCACAGATAGTAGGTGGTGGATCAGACCCATTATTAGGTGAATCACCAAGCGCTGGAACACCATTTAAGCTCTATGAAGCACAGCAAATTGAAGGAAAGGGAATACATAAATATCGTCAAGGCAAATTAGCAGTATTTATGGATGAGATTTATAGAGATTGGATATTACCACACTTAGCTAAAGAGATTTCAAAAGAACAGGTATTTATGGCAGAGCTTTCAGTAGACGAAATGCAGGAAGTAGTTGATAAGGTTATTGTTAAAAAAACTAACGACTTTAAGAAAAGAATGATTTTAGGATTACAAGAGATAAACGAAGAGTTAGTTGAAGATTATAAGGTTAAAGTAAAAGATGACATAATCAAAAAAGGCAACAAACAATTCTTTAAGATTCTAAAAGATGAAATGAAAGATATTGAATTATCAGTAATGACTAATATAGCTGGCAAACAAAAGAATTTAGCCATGCTAACAGATAAATTGGTTAATGTGTTTAGACAAGTTATTGCTACACCAGGTATTCGCCAAGATCCAGAAATGATGAAGTTGTTTAATGCTATTCTTGAAAGTTCAGGCTTATCTCCAATTATGTTTAGTAGCGGACAACAACCACAACTACAACAACCACAAGGCGGTGGAGCAACACAACCACTAAAAGATTTAGCACAAACTAACCAACCACAAACATGATACTAGAAGACAAGTTAAAACAATTAATGAGTGACCCACATTATTTAGAAGCTATAAAATGGGTTTTTAATGAAATAGTTGAAAATAACAAACCAGTAATTGATAAGGGTGCAGATAATGAATTATTAGGTGAGAAATATCGGGCATACTTAACTACTAAGGAT